TATAAAAATAGTACCTCTATTTTTGGTGGTACAAAAATGAAATACCCCTATTGGCATAATACTTTAGAAACTAAAGTAAGGGATAGTGATAGTAGTATTGCTGCCCTTGTCAAAGGGCCATATGTGCATAGCGCAGAAATGGAGCTGTTAACTTATGATCAGATGTTAGCTTTAGCATTTGTTCATCTTCATAGTAAGACTTCAAAGGATTATAACTTTGTACAGTTAGCCAAAGGTGGCCAAGAGATGATCACAGCAGCAATAGAAATATACGAAGACAATCATCATACTAAAGCTACTGACAATAAAACTCAAGAGAGGATCGCACAGTTCTTTAAATTACACTAATGGGTTGTCGTAATTATATAAATAAGTGTATATAGATAAGGAATTGATATGGCTGTACCTAATACAAGAACAACATTACAAGATTACTGCTTAAGAAGCTTAGGTGCACCAGTAATTGAAATCAATGTCGATGACGATCAGATAGAAGATCGTACTGATGACGCACTACAGTTCTATCAAACATTTCATTCAGACGGTGTAATTCGTGAATATTTAAAACACGAAATCACAGCAACAGATTTAACTAATAATTATATTACAGTTGCTGATGGTATTACATCTATTATCCGTATGTTAAAAATTAATGCTACAGCAGGTAGTTCATTATTTGACATGGGTTATCATATGCGTATGAATGATATATTCATGCTACAAGGATTAGGTGCACAGCTTCAAGAATATGAAGCAGCACAACAAAAACTGTCACTAATAGATCACAGATTAAATAGTGAAGAACATATACGTTTTAGTAGACATATGAATAGAGTTCATATGGATGAAGGATTTGGTGAGTTAATCGCTGGAGAGTTCATTGTATTGGAAGTATATACAATTATAGATCCTTCAACATACACAGATGTTTTTAATGACTTATATTTAAAGAAATATCTTACCGCATTAATCAAACGTCAATGGGGAGCAAACATGATGAAGTTTGAAGGCTTCCAACTTCCAGGTGGTATAACAATGAATGGTCGTCAAATGTTTGATGATGCAATCGAGGAACTTCAACGATTAGAAGAAGAAGTTAGGCTGACATGGATGTCTCCTGATAACTTCATAATGGGATAATTAATGGCAACAAGCGTATACTTTTCTGGTGCTGTAAGAACTGAACAGAACCTTTATGAGGATCTAGTACTTGAAAGCATTAAAATGTTTGGTCAAGATGTAGTATACATACCCGTCGAACAACTAGCTGAAGATGCTCTTCTCAATGAAACAATAAATCAATATCGTCATGCCTATCCAATAGAATGCTTTGTATTAAACACCGAAGGATTTGAAGGTGATGGTAATCTATTAGGTAAATTCGGTTTAGAGATTCGTGACCAAGGTACATTTGTAATACCTAAGAAACGTTGGGATCACGTTGTAGGTCAGAACCTTGCTGAATCATTAGGTAATGTAGAACTTGGTTTGCCTTCAGAAGGTGATCTTATATACATGACAATGACAGATAGATTGTTTGAGATCAAGTATGTAGAACCTAAGAAACCTTTCTATCAATTACAAGATCTTCCTACGTATACCCTTACCGCTGAGTTGTTTGAATACAACGGTCAAAACTTTGATACTGGTATGCCTGAAATAGATAACGTAGAATTAGTGTATGCTAACGCTTATTCATACAATACCTTTGCAGCAGCCAATACTAACCACTTCCAGATCGGTGAGTTCGTACATCAGTGGACCGGTGGTACTGATGGTTCTAGTGCTTATATTAATTGTATAGGTAAGGTTGCTGGATATGAAGTAATTGATACAGAAAATTATACAGTAACACTTGTATCTCCACATCAATCATCAAATGGTGATGGAACATTTAAACAATTCGAAGCACATGCAACACGTTTACTTGTTGGTCAAACATCAGGTGCATCAAGGAAGATTATTCTTGACTTAACAGGCACAACGAAGACTGAATACAACAGAGACGAATATGCTGACAATGATGAATTCGAATTTGAAGGTGATGATGTTATAGACTTCACTGAAACTAATCCGTTTGGAGATCCATAATGTTCGAGAATCATTGGTATAATCAATCAACACGTAGAATGGTATCCGTATTTGGATCTTTGTTCAATGATCTAGAGGTCATGAAATATGTTTCAGGTAAGATAACAGGTAAAATTAAAGTACCTCTTGCTTATGCACCACGATCTAAAGTTCTTGCACGTTTAACAGAGCAAGGCGGTGATCCGAAGGTAGCAATTAAATTACCACGTATGTCATTTGAAATATCATCTATGGAATACGATGCTAACGCACGTGTATCTAAACATAAGAATTATACAAAAGCTATAGTAGGTGATTCACTACAATTAAATAAATTAGGTTCGCCAGCTGTATATAAAGTTGGATTTGAATTAAACATACTTGCAGCAACGCAAGATGAAGGTCTACAAATATTAGAACAGATACTGCCAATGTTCCAACCTGAATATACAGTAACCGTAAAAGATATTCCAGCAATGGATTTGACAACTGACACTCCGATTATTTTAGAGAGTGTTACATTAAATGATGATTATGAAGGTGATTTAGTTACGAGAAGGGCTATAGTATATACATTACAGTTCTCAACTCGTATTCGTTATTATAGAGGAATAGGTAAGGGCAAGCAAATTCTACATACTGAAGTTGATTATTCAGATAGTGTTGATCCTACTTCAAGTAAGTTTGAGACACAAAAAGTAGACGGTACATCGGCAGCTCCTTACACAGAAACGATTGACTTTTTTAATACTGACGTATAACAGGGGAATACAATGGCACATGAATTTAAAGCACAATTAGTAAGAGTCGTTGATGGTGATACCATTGATGCAGATATTCATTTAGGATTTAACATGATCATGAGAGATCGCATCCGTTTAATGGGTATAGATACACCTGAGAGTAGAACAAGAAACCTACAAGAGAAATCTTGGGGTATGGCTTCTAAGCACAGGCTAATAGAATTATTGGCAGAAACAGATGGAGAGTTTACTCTTCACACTGCTGAAATGAAAAAAGGAAAGTTCGGAAGAGTATTAGGTACGATTATGGTTAACGGTAAAGATGCTAACCAAGTACTAATAGACGAAAAACTTGCTATCCCTTACATGGGCGGTAATAAAGATGATAGCCGTGCACAGTATGGAGTAGTAGACTTATGGAATACAGATTATGAAAACCCACAGGAACATGACGATGACCATGAACATGGCGACGAACCAGAAGGGATTGACTGGCACGAGTAAAGTCGATGACGATTACGAACGTGTAAGAAGAGACTTATTTGATTTAGCGGGACAAGGTGACGAAGCGATAGAGCTTATGTTAGAACTTGCCCGCGAATCAGAACACCCAAGAGCATTCGAGGTTCTTGGTCAGTTGATCAAACAAAACGCTGAGATAGGCGAAAAGATTCTAAAACTCCACAAGACTAAAAAGGAAGTGGACAAATCAGATGAAGGTGTTCCAGCACTTACCGCTGGAGCAACCAACAATAATGTATTCATAGGCTCTACAGCCGAACTACAAAAAATGCTACGTGATGAGGAAGTAATTGAACAGGAGCCAGATTTATTTAAAGAATGAGTAGAGAAACTAACTACCTAGGTAATCCTAATGTAAGGGGTGCCGATGTAGACCATCCATGGACTAAGAAAGAACTAGTTGAATATAAGAAATGTTTAGATTCACCTCAGTACTTTGCAAAGAAATATTGTAAGGTAATCCATTTAGATAAAGGTTTAATACCCTTTAAGCTATATCCGTATCAAGAGGATATGTTTAAATCATTCGAAGCACATAGATTCAATATCGTTCTGGCATGTCGTCAGAGTGGTAAATCCATCGCTGTTGTAGCTTACCTTCTATGGTATGTGATATTCAAGGGTGAACAAGTAGTAGGTGTGTTAGCAAATAAGAATGCTATTGCAAGGGAAATGTTATCACGTATTACTCTTATGTTAGAGAACCTACCATTCTTTTTACAACCAGGGTGTACAACACTAAACAAAGGTTCTATTGGCTTCTCTAATAACTCAAGAATCATTGCTGCTGCCACATCCTCAAGCTCTATTCGTGGTATGTCACTTAACTTAGTATACCTTGACGAGTTCGCATTCGTTGATAACGCTACAGAATTTTATACATCAACCTATCCGGTTATATCATCTGGTAAAACATCTAAGATCATTATCACATCTACAGCGAATGGCATAGGTAATATGTACCATAAACTATATGAAGGTGCATTGCAAGGAACAAACGAATTTAAATCCACTCGAGTAGATTGGTGGGACGTACCTGGAAGAGATGAGAAATGGAAAGCTATGACCATAGAGAACACATCTCAATTACAGTTTGACCAGGAATTTGGCAACTCATTCCATGGCACAGGTAATACATTAATAAGTGCTGATATATTATTAGCATTAAGAGCCACTAATCCTGTCGAATATATGAACAACGTTAAAATATTTGATCAGCCAGAGGAAGGCCATGTATATCAGATGTTCGTTGATGTATCCAGAGGAAGAGGTCAAGACTATTCCACATTTACAATCATTGATGTGTCTCAAAATCCATTTGTACAAGTGTGTACATATAGAGATAATATGATTAGCCCATTATTGTTCCCTGATTTAATATATAAGTATGCCATGCATTACAATGAATGCTATGTAGTAGTTGAATCTAATGATGCGGGTCAAGTTGTATGCAATGGTTTATACTATGATTTAGAATATGAGAACGTATTCGTAGAGTCTATGATTAAAGCTAATGCTATTGGTGTTACCATGACAAAGAAAACTAAACGTATAGGCTGTTCTAACATAAGAGATATAATGGCACAGGGTAAATTAGTAGTGAAAGATGAAGAGACCATAAGAGAAATGAGTACATTCATTGCCAAAGGAACATCTTACCAAGCAGATCATAATGCATACGATGATCTTATGATGAACTTAGTTATGTTTGGATGGTTCACATCTACTCCATTCTTTCTAGAATCAACAGATGTAGACATGAAACATATGTTATATGCAGCAAAAGTACAACAATTAGAAGACGAAGTTATACCGGTAGGCAATATGCCAGCGCCACAGGATGATGATCATCCATTTGGAAAAGGGTGGGAAATTTACAAATATTAATTAGTATAAATAAGTATATTGAGAATCACAACGTATTATGAAAATCTTATTAATAACATGAAGGAGTTTAGATGGCTAATCTAGTTTCGCCTGGAGTACAGGTAAAAGAAATCGATTTGACCAATGTTGTTCCGTCAGTATCTACAACAGCAGGAGCCATGGCGGGAGCGTTCGCTTGGGGAACTGTTAATGAGGTAGTAACTGTATCATCGGAAACACAATTGATTGAAACGTTTGGAAAGCCCGACGCGAACACGTTTGAAAGTGTTCTGTCCGCAGCCCAATTTTTAAGTTATGGCAGTTCTTTAAAAGTTGTCAGAGCTACAGGAGCAGACGCAAGAAATTCAACAGTGTCTGGTACTGGTATTTTAACACAAAACAAGACTGTCTTTGACGGTCAATCACCTGCAGCAGGAGACTGGGCACAAGCTCGTTACCCTGGTATTACAGGTAATGCGGTAGGAGTTTCAGTACTTACTGCAACACAAACACCTACGGCATGGCAAGCTTTGTACGTCGAAGGCTTAGCAGGAACATCATCAGGAGCAGCCGCAGTTGGTGGTTCTAATGATGAAATTCACATTTGGGTTTATGACACAAATGGAACAATAACAGGTACAGCTGGTACAGTACTTGAAACATGGACTTATTTATCACAAGCAAGTGATGTTAAAGGTACTGATGGTTCTTCTTTATACTATAAAGATGTAATCAATGCAGGATCATCATGGGTCTATATCGGTAATCACGCAGCAGCTTTAACAAAAGCTGGCCAATCAGCTACATCGAACGCATTCGTTCATGTCGCATCATTCTTTGTCGCTTTAGCTGGCGGTGTTGATGATAACGTATTGACTGTAGGCGAGACCACTTTAGGTCTTGGATACTTTGCAGATGCCGAAACAATGGACATGAGCTTAATGTTTCAGACAAACTCTTCATTGAGTGCAGCTGATAACAGGACACTAGGTAATTATATTACAGCTTTATGTGCAGCAAGAAAAGATGCAGTTGGCTTTATCTCTCCAGAGAGAGCGGCAACAGTAAACGTAACAGCTGCGGCGGCTCAAACAGCAGTAGCAGCATGGAGAACAGCTTCAACTTCAACGTCTTATGGCTTTGCGGATTCCGGATCTCTATATGTGTATGACAAATACAATGATGTATATCGTTGGATTGCAGCGGCAGGATCTACAGCAGGACTAACGGCTAACGCTGATCTAGTTGCTGATGCATGGTTCTCACCAGCTGGTTTTACACGTGGTAATGTTCGTAACGTTACTAAACTAGCATGGAATCCTAACCAAGCAGCGAGAGATGCTTTATACAAGACAGGTGTAAACCCTATTGTAACTTTCCCTGGTTCGGGTACAGTGTTATTTGGTGACAAAACTCTACAAAGTAAACCTTCAGCGTTCGATAGAATTAACGTTCGTAGATTGTTTATCGTGTTAGAGAAGGCTGTAAGTACAGCATCTAAAGCATCATTATTCGAATTTAATGATGAATTTACAAGGGCTCAATTTAGAAACATGGTTGAACCATTTTTAAGAGACGTTAAGGGTCGTAGAGGTATTACGGACTTTAAAGTAGTTTGTGATGGCACTAATAACACAGGAGCAATTATTGATACTAATAAGTTTGTTGCTGATATTTATGTCAAACCTGCTAGATCTATTAACTATATAACACTTAACTTTATTGCCACTCGAACTGGCGTAGAGTTTTCTGAAATCGCAGGAGGTAACTAATGGCTATTTTAGGCGTAGATGATATGAAGGGCCAATTAATCGGTGGTGGTGCTAGACCTAATTTATTCCAGGTCACACAGAACTTCCCTGGTTTAATTATAAAGCCAAACTCAACGAAGGCATCTTACATGACAAAAATGGCATCGTTGCCAGCAAGTACTATTGCTCCTATTCCAGTTCCATTTAGGGGTCGTACGTTACAGGTAGCTGGTGATAGAACATTTGAACCATGGACGATCACGGTCATTAATGATAATGACTTTGATGTGCGTAATGCATATGAAGATTGGATGAACATGATTAATGGACATAATAATAATACTGGTATAATCAAGCCAGATACTTATATGGCTGACATGGTCGTTGAACAACTTGATAAAGCTGGTACTAGTATTAAAAAATACGATATCAGAGGTTGTTTTCCAACATCATTGGGTGCGATTGAACTTTCGTACGAATCAGAAAATGTTATTGAAGAATTCACTGTTGAACTACAAGTTCAATATTGGGAATCTGATACTACAACGTAAATCATCGATATACTTAAGGGTGCCGAAAGGCACTCTTTCTTAAGTGTTATAAATATATTTAAGAAAGAGTGAATTAGGAATAAAGGAAAATATGGCAGATGTAAACAGCAGATCACTATTTGGTTTTGAGTTTAAAAGAAAATCAATAGAGACAAATAAGAAACCAGTATCATTCGCCTCAGATAATGAGGATGGAGCATACGAGATTAATCCAACGGGTGGACACTTTGGTCAGTACATGGACCTTAGTGGAGATAAATTCGAATCAGATAAACAATTAATAATGAAGTATCGTTCTATATCGCAGTATCCAGAAGTGGATATGGCGATTGAAGATATTTGTAATGAAGCAATTACAGATGAGAATGGTGTTATTGTTAAACTAAACTTAGATAACTTAGATCAGAAAGATAATGTTAAAGATCTAATCATGGAAGAGTTCGATAGAATTCTTAACTTAACTAACTTCTCTGCAACAGCATACGATACGTTTAGACGTTGGTATGTTGATGGACGTTTATTCTATCATGTTGTTATCAATGATGCTAAACCTGATGCAGGAATATTAGAGCTAAGACAAATAGATCCTACAAAGATTCGTAAGATCAAAGAAATAGAAAAGGTTAAAGATCCTAAGACTGGAGCTGAACTTCAGAAAGAAGGTCAAGAGTATTACTTGTACCAAGATGAAGTGTTAATGAATAACTCTGAAGGCTTACGTATTAATCCTGATGCTATCATTCAAGTTAACTCAGGTCTATTAAATGACGAACGCAATAAGGTTATAGGCTATCTAAACAAAGCACTTAAACCTTTAAACCAATTAAGTATGATGGAAGACTCACTAGTCATCTATCGTATATCAAGAGCACCTGAACGTCGAATATTTTATATTGATGTAGGTAATCTTCCTAAGGGTAAGGCTGAGGAATACCTTAATAACACGATGAATAAATATCGTAATAAGGTTGTATATGATCCTACCACAGGTAATCTAAAAGATGAGAAGATCCATCGTAATGTTATGGAAGACTTCTGGTTACCACGTAGAGAAGGTGGTCGTGGTACTGAGATTACTACTCTTCCTGGTGGACAAAACCTTGGTGAGATTGAAGATATACAATACTTTCAAAACAAATTATACAGGGCTTTAAATATCCCTATGAGCAGACTACAAGAATCAGATGCATTCTCAGTAGGTCGCTCTTCCGAAATCACTCGTGACGAACTTAAATTTCAAAAGTTTATAGATCGTTGCCGTGGTAAGTTCTCAACATTATTCTATGAAGCGCTTAAGAGACAATTGATCCTTAAAAAGATCATAGTGCCAAGCGACTGGGTAAACATCCGTGAAGAAATCGTTGTTGAGTACTCAAGAGATAACTACTATGCTGAACTTAAAGATGCAGAAATCCTTAAGGAACGTATAGAGACATTGCAAATGATGGATGAATATATCGGTTCGTTCTGGTCTAAAGACTGGGTACGTAGAAATATTCTGAAATTGGATGATGAGATGATTAAACAGATAGCTAAGGATAATAAAGACGATCCTATGGATGATGACGATATCAATCCAGATCTGGCTAATTCAGCTCTGTAATACATAAAGTTTACTGGAAATAAACATTTTTATAAATACTATACAAAGAGATTATGACAACAAGAACACTAATTGACAATATAAAACAGGGTGATGCACAGAAAAGCAACAATACTTTTAATAGTATTATGCAAGATAAAATATTAAGTGCATTAGATTCACATAAACAAGAAGTTGCTTCCAAGATGTATGGAGCATCTAATGATACTCCAGCTGAGGTAGAACCTGAGGTGGTAACACCAGAAGGGGAAACAACAACAGATGCTAACGTTTAAAGAATCATTTAATGAAGTAATAGAAGCTAAACTAAAGCTACCCAAAGGTGAAAAGGTAACCAAGGAAATAACCAAACTTGGAAAGAAGAAAAACGTAACTGCGGTTATTACCAGCAAGTTTAATCTATATATTGATGGCGTAAAGCTTGACAAGTATAAAGATCTAGCTAGTGCTGAAAAAGCAGTTGGAGAATTCATCAAATTAATGGGAGCTTAAATGAAGCTAATCACAGAATATACTCAGAATCAACTTAGCTACTCTATAGAAGAAGCTAAGGGTGGCAAGAAGAATACTTTCTTAGAAGGTGTTTTCATGCAAGCTGAGAACAAGAATAAAAACGGTCGTATATATACTAGAGAAGTTCTTACTTCTGCCGTTGACAGATTTGTAAACGAACAAGTAATAACAGGTCGAGCAGTTGGTGAGTTGAATCACCCTGAAGGCCCTTCCATTAATTTGGATAAAGTTTCGCACAGAATTACCGAACTTAAATGGGATGGTAACAACGTGATGGGAAAAGCGCTAATTTTGGATACGCCTATGGGTCAGATCGTAAAAGGTTTGGTTGAAGGTGGTGTTCAACTTGGAGTGTCTAGTCGTGGTATGGGAAGTCTTAATATGAGAGACGGGGTTAACTATGTTGGTGAAGATTTTCTTCTCAACACTATTGATATCGTACAAGATCCATCAGCTCCTAATGCATTTGTAAATGGCATTATGGAAGGTGTTTCGTACGAAGAAGATAGACCTGGTCATTATATAAAGACTATTGAAAAAGGTGAGACAGAAGTGAAAGAGTCTAAGGTGAAGTTCTCGGAAGAGAAACAAACTGCAGGTTTTGGGCATTTCCTCTCTAAACTATAACTCTCATGGGAGAAAATAATGTCTGAATTAAAAGACGATGTTGTTGACACAACTGTTGATGAGGTTATTGTTGAGGATACGCAAGTAGAAGCAGCGGTAGAAATACCTGATGCACCTCTAACAGCAGCTCGTACAGTATCAGCAATACAAGCTTCTTTGGCAGAAATGTCTAAAGAAGGCCTTGACGCGATCTTTGAAGCAGCGGAAAAAGCTAAAGCGAAAGCTAAAGTGGAAGACGATGAAGAAGAAGAGGACGAAGAAGGTGACGAAGATGAAGGTGACATGGAAGAAACTAAAAAATCTTCTAAGAAAGAAAGTAAAACTGTTAAGAAAGAAGTAGTAAGTCCTGATGACGAACCGAAAGGTGTAGCTAAGGATAAAGAAGCTAAAGATCCTAAAGCAAGCAAACTCAGCAAAAAGAAACAAACTGCTGACGATGGTTCTGAAGGTGATGTTATTGAGAAGAAAGGTAAATTTAAAGAAGACCTTGACGCTCTAGTTAAAGACGAAGATACATTATCTGAAGGCTTTAAGGAAAAAGCATCTACTATTTTTGAAGCAGCACTAACATCAAAAGTCAATGCTGAAACAGCAAAATTAGAAGAGAGATATACTTCTGATCTAGCTGGTGAAGTTGAAGCTATAAAAGAAGATTTAGTTGACAAAGTAGACGGATACTTAACGTATGTTGTTGAAAATTGGATGACTGATAACGAAGTTGCTATTGAGCATTCTTTGAAATCAGAAATCACTGAGTCATTTATTGATTCACTAGGTCAGTTATTTGCTGAACATCACATCAACGTTCCTGCAGACGCTGGAGATATCTTAGATACTCTGTCTGAAGAAGCAAAAGATGCGAAGGCACAGTTAAATGATGCGACTGCAAACGCTATGGATTTATCTGAGAAAGTTAAAGCTTTCGAAAGAAAAGAAATAGTTAGTGAAGCATGTACTGGTTTAGCTGCAACTGAAGTAGCAAAATTATCTGAGTTAGTTGAAGGCATAGAGTCTGATTCTAATAAAGATTTCGCTAAAAAAGTAGCAACAATTAAGGAATCTTACCTTAACAAAGATGCCACTGTAACGGCAACTACGGAAGTAGATGCAATTACTGAGGACACACAAGAAACACAAGTAGTATCTGATCAAATGCAGAAATACTTGAGCGCACTTTCGCGTAAATAAATCCATATTTAGGAGAATTAAAAATGGAAATTAATCAAACAATACTACAGGAAAAATGGGCTCCTGTACTTGATTCTCAAGAAGCTGGCAGTATTACTGATCAGCACAAACGCAGAGTAACTGCGGTTGTTCTTGAAAACCAAGAAAAAGCTTTTGCGGAAGAGAGGTCTTTGACTGAAACTGCTGCTAACGCTACAGGCTCAAGTGTAGACAACTGGGATCCAGTACTTATCTCTTTGGTAAGACGTGCTACACCTAACCTTCTTGCATTCGATCTAGTTGGCGTACAGCCAATGACTGGACCTACTGGTCTTATCTTTGCAATGAAATCTCGTTATTCAACTCAAGCAGGTACTGAAGCATTATTTAATGAAGCTGATACTGGCTTCTCTGGTGCTGCTTCTGGCGATACTGGTACTGCTGATGCAGACAACAACGACCCTTTCTCAGGTGACGATGGTGCTGGTGCAGGTGCTGATCAAGACAACGATACTGTTGCGGAATATCAGCCTGGTTCTGGTAACGCTACGGCAACTGCTGAAGCACAAGGTAACACTGGTGCTGCTATTCCTCAAATGGCGTTTTCAATCGATAAGACTACTGTGACTGCAAAGTCTCGTGCTCTTAAAGCTGAATACACTACTGAGTTAGCGCAAGACCTTAAAGCTGTTCATGGTCTTTCTGCTGAAACAGAACTTGCGAATATCCTTTCAACTGAAATTTTAGCTGAAATGAATCGTGAGATTATCCGTTTAGTAAACATTAACTCTGTAACATCAACTCGTGGTGCTGCTGCTGGAGTATTCAACTTCGCTGCTGCCGCTGATACTGATGGCAGATGGTTTGCTGAGAAAGCGAAAAGCTTAGTACAAAACATGGAACACGAAGCTAACCAAATTGCTGTATCTACAAGACGTGGAAAAGGTAACTGGATGATCGTTTCTCATGGTGTTGCTGCTGCGTTAAACGCTGCAGGTGCTATGGATACTGGCATGGGTCTTGGTGGTCCACAAACTTTGACTTCTGATGTTTCAGGTTCATTGTTCGCTGGTACTGTATATGGTTCAATGAAAGTTTATATTGATCCTTATGCTTCAGTAGATTACTTCACAATTGGTTATAAAGGTTCAAACCCTTATGACGCTGGAATGTTCTATTGTCCATACGTTCCATTAAGCATGATGAAGACTATCGGCGAAAACGATTTTCAACCGAAAATTGGTTTCAAAACACGTTATGGTGTTGCTGATAATCCTTTCGTTGCTGCAGGTAATGGAAACAACGTATACTACAGAAAACGTAAGGTCATCGGCCTGTAATTTTTTAGATATACAACTAAACCCCCTTCATTGGGGGTTTTTTTACGTATAAATATAAGTATGCCAAACTTTCTTAATCCATCATCATTCGTAATGACTCTAGATAGCCAGACATATTCTGGTGCCCAATTCACGGTACAGACTATGATGATCCCAGATATTTCAGCTGAAGGTGCACCTGTACCATACCAATCACTGAATGTTCAAATGGCTGCAGATAAAATAGTATTTGGTCAATTAGAATTAAGTTATCTAATCGATGAGGATCTTTTAAATTATAAAGAGATCTTTGATTGGATGAAGTTAGGTGTAGAGACAAATCATCAACAAGCACTCATTGGTAATAACCACGTGAGAGATCTAACCCTCACTGTAATGAACTCTGCTAATAACGTAACTAAACAAATCAATTTTATCGATGCTTACCCGACAAGTCTTTCATCGTTACCATTTGATATCACAACAACTGATGTAGAATATCTTACTGCAGTTGCCACTTTTTCGTATAGTTATTACGAATTTATTTAATTCCCGCTATGTACAATTGAACTAAACTATGATATAATATATTATGAATAGTAATTGGAATAAACACACAGGTTTAAAAGATCCTACCTGCTCCTTAAAATTTGGATGGAGTACCATACGTTTAAACGAAGGTACAACTAATGGTTGTCACCGTACTGATAATGATCAAATTACAGACTTTAAAGATTTTCATAATACACCTATTAAAGTAAAAACTCGAAAGGAAATGTTAGCTGGTGTATGGCCTGAAAATGGTTGTCAATACTGTCATAAGATAGAAGATGCTGGTGGAATTTCTGATAGACTTCAAGCGAATGCTAGTAAGCAGCTCAGGGAGTTTAGTACAGATTCTTGTACAATGCTAGAAGTATATTTTAGTAATTTATGTAATCAAGCATGTGTATATTGCGGACCTGAATATAGTTCCAAGTGGGAAAGTGAACATAAGAAATTTGGCATGCGAACTAGTATCAAAGACTATGCCAGAGATTTTCTAGCTGATAAAAATAATTATAAAAGAATACAAGCAGAGTTTTGGGAATGGATGGAAGACAATCATCAAGGGTTAGTTAAATATAATATACTTGGTGGAGAACCTTTCTACCAACCAGAGCTAGAACAAAATTTAGATTTCTTTGACGATCACCCAATGCCTAATTGTGAATTTACTATATTCACTAATCTAAAAGTTCGTACTAAAAAATTAGTTGAGATATTAGAGAGATTAAAATTACTAGAAGCTATAAATCATTTAGGCAAAGTACGTATCGTATGTTCTATTGATTCATGGGGAGACTCATATGAATACATTAGATGGGGTGGTAAAATGAATGAGTGGCTAAGAAATTATGAAACATTAAAACAATATGATTTTTGTACACCTGAAATACATATTACAATGAATGCTCTATCAATAAAGCAAATGCCTGAATTAGTAGAGTTACTTAATAATTATTCTTATACATATATATCAGCTAACTTCGTAGTATGGCCATATCATATGGCACCTGATATATTACCCAAAGGATTTTTTAAAGAAGACTTCAAGAGATTATATGAAGTGCTAAAGGCTGATGTTGAAATCTTCGAAGGATATGAGAAGGCATTAGATAATACACCTGTTAACTACAGTCTAATAAACAAACTAAAAGAAGATTTGATCGCAATAGATGGACGAAGGGGTTGTGATTCTAAAAAGGTGTTCCCTTGGATACATGATTTTAATACGGATATAAATATAAATACATTATGAATATAGAACAAGTACTTGAAATGTGGAAAGTCGATAGCATTATCGATGATCTAAAATTGGATGAGACTACAATACGTATGGCACGTATACATAGTAAATATCTAGAACTAACCACCGTTGCTAAGATGAGTAAGAAGAGAATAGAGCTTGAGTATAAAACATTACTTAAAGATAAATGGCTTTATTATAATGGTAAGTTAACTAAAGAACAGATAGATGCATTTAAATGGGAGTACGATCCATTCAAAGGATTGAATAAACCACTTAAAGGTGATATGAATTATTATTATGATGCTGATACAGACATACAAAGAACACAAGCATTAATGGAAATACAAAAGATTCTATTAGAAACCCTAGAAGAGATTATGGGTACTATACGATGGAGACATCAGAACATTGGTAACATTATAAAATGGAGATCATTTGAAGCAGGAGTTTAGTAAGGCAACTTTAGAATTATTACTAGTTAACTATACTAATATTAATAATTCGTTACGCGTACCTTGTGCTGAGAAGCAGAAGTTTGAGAAGTTAATCGAGGAGACGACATTAGC